GAAATGCTTTAAAAGAGATAGCTGACCTCAAAGCTGAAAGCAAAAACCATTATAATGAATGGATTAAAGAGATAGGGCGTAATAATATGCTTAAGGCTGAGTTAGAGAAATTGAAGAAAATTCTTGAAGCAACAATAAGAAATGATATTGACATAGAAACTTCTATTACGATGGACATTAAGATAGAGAATGAAACGCTCAAGGCTCGTCTTGCGGAGGCTAAAAATGAAATAGTTAAGAAAAAAGATTATATATGGAAAAAAACAGTACCAAAAGAATATCATCAGGGCGTAATGGAAACGCAATCGCGGCACATACAAGATATGAGAGCCAAACTCGCCTCAATCCGTGAGTTGGGGGTGGAGGAGATGTTACAAATAGAGCGAAAAGTTTATAATGATAATAATTTGCCATGGTACCCATCATTAGAAAATAACACAATACATAAACAAGTATTAAAAGCTTTTCACCAAGAGATTACTAAGAGATTGGAGGGGTAATGGACATAGAATACTTAGGGTACAGCTTATGGCTACACGATGTCGGGGTATCGGCTATGAGTCGTAACTTTGATGGAACGGTTAGCATCAAGGTCGATATGTCAAAGGATGAGGCTAAAAGAATAGCGAAACAGTTGTTTGCTAAGGTGATAAGTAATAGGGAAGGTGAATAATGGCTGATCACGAACACGATATGCAAATGCGAAATGTTGAGGAACGCGGGGCCAGGTGTAATATATGCGCGCGGGAACTTCTGGTGCCGGAGATTGTGCTTTATGGGAATCGGTGCGGCATGTGTTTTGTGGGAGGTTTTGATCGTACCTTTAAGGGCTTGATCTCTTATTTGGTTTTGTGTTATTACGAGTACCAGATATTGAGGTGTATAGAGAAAATGAAATATGATCATCGGCGTAGTATTCACGACCCCAACAATTTATTCCTAGGCTGCATATCGGAAGCCGGCGGCGCGGATATCGTAGACATCAGATCCATCAAACAGAAACGCGCGTTGATTAAGATTATGCGGAGGTATTTGAAATGACGAAAGAAGAAAACATCTATTGGGATTTGTGTTGGCGAATACACTGTAAGGAAGGCGACGAGTGCGCGAGGGCTTGCCAAGAATATTTTAAGAGGTATTTTGGATGGCTTATTAAATAACAGAAAGGAGCGTCATGAAACATTTAATTGCTTTAATGGTAATGCTGACAGTGCTTGCGTTGCCAGTCGTAGGAATGGCGGAAGTGTCGCAGGATCCGCAGAATTTTAAGGTCACATATCTAGTGACTTACAATTCGATAACATTGGAGGAAGCGGCTAGGCGAGAATTGTAAGTTCGGGGGAATCACCCGGATGCTTGTAGGCTTGAGGTTGAATTGATGGAGAGGTTAGAGCCTATGCCGTTTTTTGCGGCGGGGACAAATTAGTTGAACTTCCGATCCATCAAAACAAGGAGGGGTTAAGATGCAAGGATTTATTGCGATAATGTTTTCAGGTATATTTGTTTTTGTTGTAGGGCTTATAGGCGTGATGAGATGTACTTATGAGCGGATTTATCCGGATGGTAATACTCAGGCTTTTATAACCACATGCCAGGTTGATGACAGAATTAGTAAAATGTTACCATCAATGCCTGGGGGGTATTTTCATAATGATGGTGTAAAGACGGATTGCACGATAATGGACAATACTTTGACAGATAAAGTAAAAGTTAGATATAAGTTCCCTATATTTAGTCGAATGCTTGGTTATGATGTGCTATGGATCGACCGTAAAGATTATGTTCCATATCTTAACTTAAAAATGTTGAATCAAAAGATTAATGATATAAAAATAAATAAAAAATCAAAAAAAGGTTGACATACTCTGCGCCTTGGTGTATATTTGCTACATAGGCGTATGTTCATTATAAACAAGGGAAAAGGAGTAGGACTAAACGCCTACTCTTTTTTATTTTATGGGGAAAACAATAACTTTCAAAGCAAAGGGGTATCTTGAGACAGCTAAACTTGATAAGTATGGTGGTAAGCATATATCGTTTGAGTTCAGCGCCGGAGATGCGGTTGAATCAGCTAAACTAGAATTGATGGGCAGGGATCTTAAAAACTTCCTGCCCGTTTTGCTTGAGATAACAGTGAGGATTGCAGATGGGAAAAAAGGTTGGAAAGAAGAAAAATCCAAGTCCCGCAAAAATGGGAAGGCCAAGCAAAAAAGAATTGATCTCACTCGAAAAGGTTGAGTTGCTTGCTTCTATGGGTTTAACAGAAGTTCAAATTGCTAAGGTGTTTGGGGTTTGTGAAGCTACGATTAGTAATTATAAGATAAAATGGCCAGACTTTTTAGAGGCCATAAAGAGCGGCAAGGAAGTATCTGATGATCAAGTAGTGAAATCATTGTTCCATAGAGCCTGTGGATATACGCATCCCGAAACAAAGGTTTTCTGCAATTCCGATGGTGATGTCACTCAGGTTGATGTTACTAAGCAATACCCCCCTGATCCTACATCCATGATATTTTGGTTAAAGAACAGACGGCCTGATCTTTGGCGTGATAAGCAAGAGGTCGAACATTCAGGCGATATCGTAACCCTTACTCAAGAGGAAAAAGATGCCAGAGTTGCTAGAGCCAAAAAAGCCTTTGAGCAATGCCCAGATTGACGATCTAGCCAGCAATAAGACACAAAAGGCTATGATGGAGAAGAATCCTCTGCGATTAGTATGTGCGGAGTATTTACATATCAAGACTAAAGCAGCAACAATGGAGCGACTCAAGCTTAATACTACTCAGCAAAAGATATTCAATAAGGTATTGGAGCTTATTAAGGCAGGGAAAGCTATCAGGATATGGTTGCTGAAGTACCGGCAGGGCGGCGTGTCTACGCTAATTGAGGCTGTTATATATGCGCTCACGTCACAAGCTCCGAACATCAATTCCCTTTGTATCGCTGACGCAAAAGAGCATGCCGATAACATATTTGAAATGTCCAAATTATACCAAGAGAAGCTTGAAAAGACGGATCCTCACCTTCCCCCTGAAATAAAGAAATCTAATGAGAAGAAATTAGAGTTTGATAAGATTCATTCGCAGATTATAATTGCTACAGGCGAAAACACTGAAGCAGCCAAGAGTCATACATTCCAGTATGTGCATTTGTCTGAGGTAGCGTTCTTCCGGGATCTCAAGACTGTGCTAGGTGATTTGAACCAGACAGTCCCGGAACTTCCCGGTACAATGGTATTTGGTGAAACTACAGCTAACGGATTGAATGAGTTTTACAAGCAATGGTTGAGGGCTGAGCGTGGTCTTACTGATTGGGTGCCAATGTTTTTCCCTTGGTTTGAGATGGATGAGTATCGAAAACCACTCGAAAATGGCGAGCTTTATCCTATAGAGGGCATTATATTCGATGCAGACTCCTCAGTAGAGCAATTTCTCATAGAAGAAGCTGAACAAGCCGAAGAGTTTGGATGGGATCAGGAACAGGTGAATTGGCGGAGGCATAAGATAGTCAACGCATGCAATGGAGATTTATATACATTTTATAGAGAATATCCTTCTACATGGCAAGAAGCGTTTGCTATAAGCGGTGAGTTATTCTTTAATCGTAAGGGGTTGAAGAAACAGACTACAAAACGCCCTAAAGACATTGGCGATATATTCTATCAAGGTGCAAATTGGGAATTTAGATCTATACCTCATGGGGCTGTAGAGATATTTGAATGGCCTGAAGAGGGTGAACAATATATTGTTACTCTTGACGCTTCAGAAGGGAATGATGGTGATGAAGCTGCGGCCTTAGTGTTGAATAAGCGTATGAACTCAACGGCTGCAACCGTTGCAGGTCAATATTCTCCTGAAGACCTTGCTCGGATTGGCATAGCTTTAGGGAATTATTATAAAAATGCACTTGTTGCTGCTGAAAACAAGGGCTACGGATACCAGGTGAACCAGCTTATCTTCAAAAAGTATGGTAATATTTATCGTAAGATGGTTGATAAAAACGGTGTTATGACGCCTACGGATGAGCTTGGATTTAATACTACCACAGTCACCCGGCCGTCAATGCTTGCTATGATGCAAGAGGAAATCTCGCACAATTCCACTACCATGAACTCAAAGAAGCTTATGGAAGAGTGCCAGACGTTTATCAAGAAGAAGGATAAAGAGGGCAAGGTTAAGAAGATTGAAGCGCAGAACGGATACCAAGACGGTTTGGTAATCTGCCGGGCCATCGCAGGGTATGTACGGAATCAGTACCCTTACAAGCCAATGATTAAGAAGATTGATATACATGCTAAACAGAGAGCTTTTATAGACAGTGCGCGTAGAAAAGGAAGGTTTGGGAGATAAAAATGCCACCAATCACAAATAATCAGGAAGTCAAGCTTGAGAAGACAGATAAGAAGGACTCTGAGAAGACTATTGAAGAAGGTGCGTTGCCAATATACATGGAGAAGTTGGATCTAAGCGATGAGCAGAAGAAGCGTGCTATAAAAGAAATTGAAGCTGAGCTAGATGAAATCAAAAAAGAGCGCGAAGAAGATAATCTTGAAGAAAAGTGGGATGCCTTAGATGATCAGTATGAAGGCAAAGCCACTGAAGACACTATGCGTCAGTTTAATCTTAATAAGAACGTGACTAAGGTCAAGATTGACGCGATTGTATTGGGCGTTATGGAGGCGTTCTTTGACAGCGATCCATTGTTTGCTATCACTCCAAGACCCGAGTTTGGCAGTAAGGTGGGCCAAGATGTCGCGGATAAGCAGCAGGATTTTCTTGATTATAAATTGGACAAACTTCCATTCCAACCCGAAATGGAATTGGTTGGTCATTCAGGGACAGTTAAAGGGACGGGGTGGCTTGAGGTTGTGTATGATATACAGCGTGAACCCCGTAAACGTGAAGAACATTATGAGGCTAAATTAACGCAGGTCCAAGATCCTAACACTGGTCAGCCTGTTATGCAGAGCCAAGGGTTGATTGAGTTCTTAAAGAATTGGCCTAGTGCGGCGAAAGATTATCCTGGGTATATTAAAACACTTCAGAGTGGTAAAGACATTACTCTTGTGGCTAATTATAAACAGGTGGTGTACAACGACCCCCGGCCAAGATATCATGATATCAAACATGTTTGGGTAAGACTCAAGACAGACGGATATGAAGGTATGAAAACAACCCGTCTTTACTCTATAGTAGAAAATTTCACTTATTGGGAATTAAAGAAGGAAGAGAAGGCTGAGAAGTTTTATGATATTGATAAGCTTGTGGACTTGGAAGTGAACGGTGAAATGCCTGAGAATTTCGAGACGCTTGATTTTGATATATGGAAATGCACATATTACTTTAAGATGAATGAAGACGATACAGACGAGATTAAAGTTGTTTTGTGGATAAATAGAGAGAAAAAAATTGTAATTGGATCCACGCTCTACCCATATTATGCTATTCCCGCCAATTTGATACCATTTTATATCAAGCGCAAGAAAAAAGGTATTTATCAACATGGTGTAGCTGAGGATCTCACAGACAGCAATATGGCTGAGAACGCGATTCTGAACTTGACTCTTGAATCAGCCTATATGCAGAATACAATTACCCCGATTACAAAG